GAAAGCGACGCAGACAGTCAAGGATCATAGGAAGCGTCTTGCCGCCGCCTGTAGGGCAGGTGACACGACCGACAGCAGCAGTCTGCATAGCGTCAAGAATGCGCTGCTGGTGAGGACGAAGAGTGAAAGTCATGCGGTTCGCTGTTGATGAGAATAGTATAGGGCATGAGAAAGGGGGCACGAGGCCCCCCTGTGACAGTTCTTCAAGTGGATCAATACTCGTCAATAGGAACTAGTTCTGTAGAATCAAGTTCGTGACATCCAATCAATTGAGGACGAGCTCCAAGAATGATATATGGTGTTTTGTTGCACTTGAATGCGCTAATCATCTGCTTATTGCCAGCAAAAATATCTTTAGCCACCATCTTATATGCGGCAGAGATATAAAAATCTAGATCTTTCACAAAGTTTTTCATATTCTCACGAGCAACAGAATGAAGATGACTGTTAGTATAAAGAATGATCTGAGCAGGATCTTTATCATTCACGATAGAATCAAGAATTGCTTGACAAAATGCTCGCATCGCATAGGTATCTTGTTCAACCGAAAACAACCACGTTTTCTTATTATCAATCTTGATACCAGCTTTCTTTTCTACCCATCGCACATGTGCTTCACGAGATTCGACACGTACAACAGCATCGCCAGCAGCAGCACGTTTCATAGCTTCATTAACAATCAAAGTGATGTTACGGGCGTTAAAATATTTTTGAATATGAATGCGATTCATATAGAAAGAGCGAATGTCAGCTTCCTCATTTTTCAATTCACCAAGCTTGATTAAACCAAGCGCAGCAACTACACAATCTTCACGAGTTGCCTTTGTAGCAGGATCGTGCTCAAGGTTGGTAATCAAACCATTCGCTACACGACACGTTTCGGTTTTGTCAATACGAGAATAAACAAAAACAGGAATATAACGCTCACCACGCTTCTTTGCTCCCATCACACGACCACGACCATCAACTGGTTTGCCAGTAGTGTCAATAATAGGAGGGACATAGCAAGTTTTAAACCCACCAACTTCAAACTTGTTTTCAAACTCTTCAATACGTTCTTTGATGGTTCCTTCGGAACGAATAAGATCGTTAGACCAAATAGGATCGTCTTCATCTACGGTTGAAACATCCAAGTTGCTGACATACTCAAAGTTATATCCTTCCATGACAGGAGGAGCAACTTTATTGGAAAGATAATCTGTTAAATCAATAGTGCCAACGCTATTGAAACCAGGAATTTGTTGAGGGCCAACAATAGGCAATTCGTAAGTCATAATTAACTCTTTTGTAAATTACATTTAGGTTCAATCAAGTTGCATAGTGCGGTTTGATTGATGAGATCAATATAACAGAGATTTCTGGGTCCGTCAAGCCCTTGATTGATAAGCGTTCCTAATCGTCCACGGCATCAACTGATCCAATATCACACACGGGCACTTCATGCTCACCAGCAATCAGATACCAATGTTGTAACGTACCGTGATACTCTGGATGTGCCTTGAATGTCTCGGGATACTCTCGCACACCAATATATGACAATTCATTATCTGGAATATTATTGTCACGAAGGAGAGCCTGAAGTTGTAAATGCTTCAGCTCAATTTCAGATGGGACTTTCATTCGCTATTTCCGAATAGAGAATACAGTATAGGTTACTCTTCTGTTTCTGTCAAGGATGGATCCAAATTTTCAAACACAATATCAGAAAATGTATCCATTACTAATACTCTGAAATAATATTCGGGAGATGGACAATGTTTTTTAGGGGGAAACCATTCAGAAGCATTCAAAATTGCTACATCATCACTATTATATTCGATCAAACAGTTTCTTCCTTGTAAAATTTCTTCAATAATATCATCTGGTGCGTAATCAGAATAGAACTCTATAATTTCTGATTTTTTTTCATCATCAAATGATGCCCACAATGGGTTATTAAAATATAATAAACATTTATTATTTGAAACACAATAATCTGACATCAACTCAAAAATAGATAATCCTTCAATTACTGTAATCACGATTGTGGTCCTCCTGGTTGTCCTGGTTCTGGAACTCCCTGCTCATCATATAATTTCTGAACAAGAATATCTAACTGTTCTTTAATGGAATCCATATTTTGATGAGTGACCGACCATGCGGTTCCTCTGAGAGCAACTGGAGTTTCTCTCATAGCTGCAATAAATGCGTGAGTATATAGTCTCTCTGTTACATCTCTTACGCTCAAATATCGGACCATTTTTTCTCTGAATGTTGTGAAGAAAAATGATGCTAGAGATATCCACTGATCTTCTGTTTCGAGATATTCAGCCTCTGGGTTATTATCTTTATATAATTTAGTAAATGCTTCTGGAGACATTGGGAATTTCACATTTTGTGGACTCACATCAGCAAATAAATTTGGTAATTCTCTTAGTTTTTGACGGTATGTACGATAACAATTTTTTACATCTTCTGGTAGTTCTACATCACTACAAGCAAATACAAAATCTGTTTCTTGTAGTAAGAAATTACGAGCTAGTCTAATAGATAACCAACTCTCACTGCTAACTTCACCATACATACGTCCCATTTCTTCTTGGAACTCTTGGTTGATGAGTTGTTCTATTGATATGAAAGTATCTTTTAAAAATGTAAAAAATTCTTTTGCTTCTTCTATGTCAGTTTGTTGAATTTCATAATCACGCCATTCGTATAATCCAGTTTTAAAATTTTTGATATGTTTTCTTCTAATACAATGATAGGTATCATTGTCATACCAAGTAAATTCTACTAGGTGATCTTTATCCGTATCCCATAAAGGATATAATCTTGGTCTAACCTCATCATTCCAATAAGTATCTGGAACAACTTTTAACATTCCTCTATATGTGATACCACGATCCATCACATTTAATTGAAGAACAAGATGAGGAACTTTTGCTTCGGCTACAATACCCATAATAGAGAGAAAATTTCTGCTAATGTATATTTAGTTAGTATGCTTTAACAAGATATTTAACTAAGAAATATGGTTCAATTAGAGGTATGACATTATCTGGATCTAAAGCAGCAACTGGAATAATTGGTGTTGAGGATGATAATGTAAAGGTTACATCATTTGCGAAAATACCAGCTGGATATATGGAATTTGCTGGTCCACCAATACTATACTGCTGTTCATCATTTGCGACTGCTATTTGCCCTTCAGAAGGGACAAATACTAACTGCGTTAGTTCTTTCTGTTCATAATTCATTTCAACTATTCCAAAATTATCATTAGTACCTGAGTTATCATTTGATCCAGTTGGTGCCGATCTAGATTGTCTAATTTGGAATCTAGTATTCTCAGTTTGTGCTGCTGTAGGAATATCTAACGAATAAGTATACCATTTAGTATCCCCACTAGTACCATCATAATTACTATCTATTTCAGATTGAGTTGGTATCGGAACCAAAACACCAATAAAATTAGATTGTGGAAAAACTAAAGTTTGGTCGGTATTATAGAAAAGAAGTAATTCATCACCACCATTTTCTGGTCTTTCACCACCATTAATATTGTTTCCTCTACAAACTTTAACTGTAACTCTTTGAATGTCTTCTGCATCAACAGTTGCAGTTGTTACAAATCGAGTTTGCTCAGTACCACCAAATTTTAAATAGTGAGTTGGTGCAGAACTACTAACTAAAACTAAATTATTTAAAGATCCGTTAGTAGTATTGACGCCAACAGTTGCATGATTGTTTACTCCAGCACCTCCAAGAATACGAACTCTTGGAGCAGAAGTATATCCACTTCCTGCAGTAATTAATGATATACCAGTTACAACTCCATTTAATACTGTAACACTAGCCGTTGCCCCAGTTCCTCCGCCTCCGCCTTCAAAAACTACAGTAGGAACTTGTGATGTTGGAAGTTTAAATCCTGCAGTACTTCCTGTGCCAGTACCAGTAGTATAGAAATTCACACCATTATCTTGATTACCAGATCCAGCAATATAAACATCACCAACAGTGATAGTAGTGGTTCCGCCTACAGTTCCAGTCTGCGTTTGCCATTCAAGTTTTACATATCCATTTGAAGCATTGCCAGAGGAAACACCACTTTGATTAACACCTAATCCACCACTACCAACGGTATAAGCTACAGAAGACTGACCAGTAAAAGCACTTGATGGTACACTAAATTTGACAAATCCTCCAACAGATCCAGCACCACCACCTGATGACCAGTAACTTCTATTTTCAAATTGAGTTACTGTTACATATCCATCTCCAGTATTGGTATTTGATTGTGATGTTGGAGAATTAAAGAAATCTGTACGAACAGCAGAAACTCCTCGAATGCCGCCAAATCCTTCTTCGTGACCACCAGATCCGCCACCACCAGCACCAGCTTGACCACCAGCAGTGTCTGTAATGCGCCCGCAACCGCCTCCGCCACCACCGCCGCCGCCGCCAGTACATCCATATGCACCACCAGTGGCACCGCCGCCAGTTTGGAGAGTTTGTGTTGTCTCAATAACATTATCTCCTGGGTTTGTATTATCATTACCATTTTGTCCACAACTACCTTCACCAAATCCTCCTCCTCCGCCACCACCGCCTGCTCCTGCAATGATAACGTTTCCAGCCTGTAATCTAATAATTGTAGCGGCACCCCCGCCTCCGCCATCATTATTTACATGCCCATCGCCAGCAATACCACCAACTCCAGAGTGAGCAGCATTAGCAGAACCAGCATATGGTACACCTTGTTGCCCTGGTTGAAGGGAAAATGCTATTCCAACTGCTGGTGCTTTATAAGTTACTGTAAAAACTTTTCCACGTCCACCAGTTCCAGCAGCTCCACATCCATTTCCACCAAAGTTTCCACAATTTCTTCCACCACCACCAGCAAGAGTAAATTGAATTCCAGTTAATTGATAATTTCCATTAGTTATAGAAGATGTGAATGAATGTGATACATTCGTAGACCAACCATATGTTCCACTAGGAATAGAAACATTAGAATTATTAATAAATACAGATTTTCCATTTGTACCAGCGCCGAGAGCACCGTTTGAACCTGCGGTTGATTCTGCTCCAGGTGGACTTACTGCAGGATTAGCTAAAAGTTTGACCCAATATTGTCCGTTGCCACCATTACCTCCAGCCCCGCCAGCAGTAACGGTTTGAAGGACTGATGCGGATGAAGATGCAGAACCAGATATTGTGTAACTAGGATATGTTCCACCAATTCCACCAGCAGAAAGAGAAGCAGCGTTTCCGCGATTGCCAGCTGCACCTGTTGCTAGGAGAATTGATCCACCTCCAACTGAAAATGTCGATGATGTTCCATTATTACCTGCTAAAGTATAAACTGCACCTGATCCAGAGCCACCTGATAATGTTACCGTAACTTGGTTAAAAGTAGCAGGAACTGCATAAGTATAATTACCAGGGGTTGATTGTTCAACAGTAACTGTAGAATATACTGGAGAACCAGCAGTATTTACAGTTCTTCCACCAATTTGAGATCCAGCACTAAATTTTTTGTTTATTGGTGTTCCAGTTGAAGTAATATTTTGGAATGATCCAGCTCCTGCGCCTCCAGATGCATAATAAAATCCTGGGTTTTTAATAGATCCAGAATTTTGATCACCACCACTCCAATTGAAAATATCATAAGTACCAACAGCAGAATTTAAAATAGGAGCTTTTGATAAAACGTGAGTGTGACTATATGCAATACCACCAGGAGGTAAAAAGTTGTTTACTTTTCCAGTTCCTACTTTATATGAAGGAATATATCTATCACCAGAAACTTTTCCAGCATAATTTGTATCTAATGCTGCTTCTGAATGAAATAGATAGTGAGAGTGCTGTGGAGCACCCGCTAATTTTTTCTCCTGCAATCTGGTTCTAATTGTTTGAGAACCAATAATAACCGCTTCAATTGTATCTACAACATTTTCATAT